AGAGATTTTACTTTTAATTTAAAGGTAACTCGTAAGAACGAAAAAATAATAATAAATAAAGGAGATTATATTGGGTGTGTTTTACCAATTCCGAGATATTTTGTAGATGGGTTTGAATTACAAAATGGATATGATGTATTTACTGCAGAAGAAATCCAAGAAGAACAACAAGTAATGCATGAGTTTGGTATTGAACGTTCCACTAAAGATATAGAAAAACCAAATGGAAATGGTAGGAGATATTTTAATGGAGAAGATGTTCGCGGGTGTCCATTTCACAATCATCAAAAAAAAATACAATAATTCAAATTTTATATATTTATATATGTTATGAGTATAAAGGTTTTAGTTACAACTGGCTGTGGTAATACTGTTATGGGTGGTGCCGATATATGGACTAATTATTTTTTAGAATTAGTTTGGCCAACCTTACCTGTCAAAAGGGATTGGAGATTACTTATTGATTCCAAAAGACCCGCTTCATTCGAATCAAAATACTTACCGAAAGGATTAGTTCACCATTTTCACTACGATGACCCTGAAAAGACTAGAGAGTGGTTAGATGAGTGTGAAGAAATTCATGTTTTGCATCCACATTATCATTTAAGACCACATATTTGGCATTTTGAAGATAAATTTAAAACTGTCTTTGTTCACGCCTATGCGAGAGAAATGGATGCGGTAATTCAAGCAATACCAGAATTAAAAAGATTACAATATAATACAGGAGTTGATTCTGATTTTTATGATGAATATTTGGCAACTTTCAATCGTAGAATTTGGGTAGGTAATAATACTACCACAATGATTGATGAACATCCAAACTACACTTATAACGTTCCTAACTTTTATGAGTTTAAAAATAATTTACCACTAACTACTCATGTTGATAATGGTAAAATTGGATTTGCTTCTCGTATTGAATCAAGAAAATGTGTGCATTGGTTAAATGACCATAAAGGGTTTATCCTAACTAATCAATTTGATTTACAAAATCTTAAAGATAGTAGTACATATTCGTTAAAAGGAATGGAAGTTTTTCAATGGGATGTTAATCACCATCATTTTTTTATGTTGAAAAATTTTGGTATTTTTCACGCAGCATACTTTAAAGAACCATTTGGATATTCAATATTTCAGGCAGTAGATTATGGTAAATTACCAATAATACATAAAGATTGGGCACCGGAAGTTGATTACAAATATAGAGTTTCAACTAAAAATGAGTTTGATGATTGCGTGAAACAAATTCTCAAAGATTCATATGAAGAGAGGGTAGCAAACATCAAAAATCTTAAAGATTATATGATAAAATTTGATAATAAAGAGGTATGGATTGATAAAATCCGTACAGCAATTTTAGGATAATTCCAAACATTTATTTTTATATATTTTTATATATTTATATACGTTTGGGAAAAAGTTGCATACTTATATTAAAGGGGGTAGGGGGATAAGCTACTAAGCTATTACACTATCATTTATACTATCTATATTAACTTATATTACTATTAAGCTAATAGCATATTTCTAGCATTTCATTCGCATTATTCAATGTATGGGCAATATCATCGATTATAATATTTTAAAAAATTTTATTACCAATAATCGGGTTGATAAAACCGATATCAATGGAAATCAATATTCTGAATATCAGCCAGTTGCATACAGATGGTCACATGGAGCTACAGATTTTCACATTGGGGATGGTTTATTAATTTATGCAACAATACAATACCTCAGAGCAAAAACATGTGTATGTTTGGGAAGTGGTGGTGGATTTATTCCGAGAATAATGTCACAAGCTAGAATTGATTTACATGACCAACAAATATTTAGTGGAACTAAAGCGATGGAATGGGGTGATTGTGGCACTACAATTTTAGTAGATGCAGCAAATGGAATTGGTGGACATACTGATTGGCAAGATGAGAGTTCTTTTTTTATAACTAATTTCCCTTGCCGATTTATTATAGATACTACTGAAAATGCATTTTATAATTATTTTGTTAAAGAAGATATTAAAATTGATTACTTACATATAGATGCAGGTCATTCATATGAAGATGTAAAAAATGATTTTGAATTATATTCACAACTTCTTTCACCTTATGGTATAATATCAATACATGATACCGATTTATCATTTGAAAAAGAATTAATTATTACGGATGACGTTAAACCTAAAAATGATTTCCATGAGTTTTCAGCAGGACCATCTAAATTAATAAAAGAATTGCAAGAAAGTGGTGAGTGGGAAATTTTTAACTTTTTCAATAACGGAATATTGAGAAACAAACCGGCATCTACCGGTTTAACTTTTATTCAACGATGCAAAAAATTAGATTAGTTACAGTAACTGGAAGTAGAACAAATACTTTACATCATATGTTAAATCACTATAATGATTTAGTTGATGAAATATATGTTGTTGTATATGAGTGGGATGGGTTTAGTACATATGATATTGTTTACGAAATTGTAAAAAAATTTCCTAAAGCAAAAATTGTTAGACGAGAAATAAAAGAAAAATTTAACTGGGAATATGTTACTCAATTATATAACGAAACAAAATTATTACACCCCAACGATTGGTGGGTAGTTTCAGATGACGATGAATTTCACATTTATCCAAAACCAATCAAAGAATTAATTTCTGATTGTGAAGAAAATGGATGGGAATTTGTTACAGGTGGGTTTATTGATAGGATAGGAGAAAATGGAGAGTTTCCTCAAATAAATGAACATACAAATATTTGGACACAATTCCCACTTGCTGGATTTTTTAGATATCCAATGAGTGGGGCTTGTCCAAATAAGGTATGTATTATGAGGGGGTTTATTAAGGTATCATCCGGTCAACATTATGTAGAATTTGAAGATGGTACAAATAGTTGGGGTACAAAACACCCAAAACGTTATCCAATTGGAAGAGGTGAGGGTTTAATTCAAGTCCATCATTTTAAATGGGATAAAACTTGTGTAGAACGAATTAAAGCAGTTGCAGATATTAAAAAAGAATATGCTTTTTCGACTGAATATGAATTAATGTATAAAGCAATTCAATGGAATAATTTTAAAATTGATATTAATAATGAAGAATTTTCAATTGAAGAAATGACATCAGAATTATCAGATTTTAGTGATTATTCTAAGTGGAATCGATTATCAAAACAAATTACAAAAATATAAAAAAAATATATTTATATATACACAAACAAAACAAAAAGTTATGTCAAAACAATTGATTAAAGGAACAGATGGAGTAACTAATGCTTCTCCAAATTTAGAAGAACGTAAATTAAAAGCTTTAGAAAAAATAGCCAATTCATTAGATGCCCTTACCTTATGGTTTGAAGAAATTGATAAAGATGTTTGGGGGCCAAGAATTGAGCATTATTTATACGAATGGTATAAAAATAAAATTGAAACACCTAATATTGATATTGATTCAAAAAAGATTCAAAAATAAAAATGTCCTTAGAAAAACTAGGTATAATTGTTCCTTATAGAAATAGATATACTCAGCTTGATACTTTTACAAAACATATAGTTGAATACCTTAGTGATAAGGATATCAACTATAAAATTATAATTGTTGAACAAGATGATGCTAAATTATTTAATAGGGGAATACTTCTTAATATTGGATATCAGTATGCAAAAAAATTACGATGTGATTATTTAGCATTTCACGATATCGATATGTTACCGATTGATGTTGATTATTCATATAGTGAATACCCAATTCATTTAGCAACAGATATTATACCAGATGAAGATGAACCCAAACGAAATTTATTTGATTTATATTTTGGGGGAGTAACAATGTTCCCAATTGAAGATTTTGAAAAAATAAATGGATATTCTAACAAATATTGGGGTTGGGGATTTGAAGATGATGATTTACTTTATAGATGCAAGATTAATGAAATTGATTTAGATACTATAAAAATAAAAAACGTTAGTAAAAATACTCAAGTTTTAAAATTCAATGGCATTGATTCATATATTCAAGCAAATAATATAATAACTACGGATAGAGATTTTTCTATAACAATTTGTTTTGAACCTGCTAAGTTAAAATTAGACCACACCAAACAATCAGATGAGTTTACTATTTTTAGTATACCAGGATACGATTTTGCAATATCTTACACATCTTTTAATAGATACAATTTTTGTTTATTTGATAATAATTTAAAAGCAATTTATCTAAATACGGAAATAAAACCTGCTTATAAGACAAATATTACACTAGTATATGATTTTATTTCTAAAAGAATAAAAATGTATCAAGATGGGAATTTTGTAGGTGAAAGTGAAGAGATTTTAAAGTTTAATAAAAATTATAAAAATGAAAAACATTTTTATATAGGTGTTGGCAATCCAAATAGAGAAGTAATACCAAATTGGTTTAATGGTTCATTTGAATATTTTGCATATTATGATACTGCATTAACTGAAGATGAAATTATTGAAATTTCAAATAATACTGAACATTTATTAAATAAAAATTTTGGAAAATACACATCTTCTGATTATTTAAAAACATATTACGATACTACATTTATAAGAGATTATAAATTAATTGATTTATCACCTCATAACAATTTAGGTAATATAATTAATTGTGAAATTAGTGAAAATGATAAAATAAATGATGTAGATTTTAATATACCACATCGTAGATACTCAGTTTTTAAATCTCTTAAACATGAAAATAATGGATTTAATGGTAATCGTTGGAAAACGGATAACACGCGTTGGAATCAACTTAGATTAGTAAATGAAGTAATGGAAAATCCAGAATTAACAAAAGAAGATGGATTATCTGATTTAAACTTTGTAGAACATAATAAAAGAAAGTTAGATAAAAATATACAAATTATAACTGTCGGTATATAATGAAATTAGGAGTTTGCGTACCATATCGAAATAGAGAAGCCCATTTAAAAGAGTTTATACCGGCAATTGGAAAATATCTTGATGAACAAGGTATCGAATATTGTATCTATTTTGGACACCAAGTAGATGATAAATTATTTAATAGGGGTGCAATGAAAAACGTTGCAGCTAAACACGCATTTGAAGATGGGTGTGATTATATAGTTTGGCATGATATTGATATGATACCAGAAGAAGGGTGTGATTACTCATTTCCAAATGAAACTCCAATTCATATTGCTACTAATATCTCTCAAATGGACTATAAACTAAAGTATGAAGAATACTTTGGTGGTGCAGTAATATTTTCAAAAGAACAAGTTGAAAAAACTAATGGTTATTCAAATGATTATTGGGATTGGGGTATGGAGGACGACGACCTTTTTTGGAGATGTGTTTTAGAAGGGTATGCAAATGATTCATATATGAAATATGATGATACAATTCAAAATTATTTACATTTTAATGGTAAAGTATCTCACATTAAAATTGAAAAAAATAATATACTTCGAAATTTAACATCACGTTCCCACACAATATCAGTTTTAGTTAGAGCAAATCAACAAGAAGAAAAAGTTCCTATTTGGTTAATAGGTGATGATGATAGAAGGTTTTGTGAATATCCAATTATAAGAAGACCGGGATTTGATTATGGAATTTCTTACAATAATAGTAGAGCATACACTGCACAATTATGGGATAGTGAACAAAACCATTTATATCAATGGATAAAACGTTATGAAAATCAATGGAGTTGGGTAACCCTATCAGTTGATTCTGCAAATCAAAATATTCATTTCTATTTAAATGGAAAAGAATCAGATGCAAGACATGGAACTGGTACAAATTCACCACTTCACTATGAGAATCGTTTAAAGAGTTATGGTTTGGATGATTATTACATTGGAACAACTACTTCAGTTGGTAAAACCGAACCCAATAAATGGTTTAAGGGTGATATAGCAAAGATTATGATGTGGAATCGTAAATTAGAAAAAGAAGAAGTTGAAAATTTACAAAATGAATTACCAAAAAATGGATTAGTATTACATTATGATTTTAATAATGAAATTGATGCTAGAATTGCAACGGATTTATCTGGAAATGGTATAAATGGTGAAATAAAACGCTGTGAACTTAAATCAGAACAAATTAAAATACCATATACAATTATTCCATTTAGAAGACAGGGTAGATTGCGTTGTTTACCACATCAGGATGAAGGATTAATTAAAGTTGGTGGAGTTGATAAGTGGGCAAAGGGCGAAACAACCGCACGAAATGAAAAAAGATACGTTTTACAAATGCAACAAGGTATTTGGGATTATAAATCAGATGGTATCGCTCAATTAAAATATGAGTTGATAACTATTGATGAAATATCCCCTAAAGCAAAGTTAATAAATGTAAAATTGTAATATATATAGATATACAAAACAAAGTTATGGCAGAAGAAGAAAATATAAAATCAACAGAACTTAAAAATTCATTGACGGGTGAAAACCCATTTTATTTAGGGGTTAGAGAGAAATTAAACGAAACGGGAAATGGTATGTGTTTAGCAAAATGGACACAAACTACATTACATTTACAATTGGGACATACTCATTCATGTCACCACCCGCGTACTCACCCAATTCCTACAAAAGAGATTGCACGAAATCCTTCTGCATTACATAATACTCAATATAAGAAAAGAAGAAGAAAAGAGATGTTAGAAGGACAACGTCCTTCAGAGTGTGATTATTGTTGGGGAGTAGAAGATAACTCTGATAGATTTTCTGATAGAACATTTAAATCTGCAGAAAGTTGGTCTTATCCATTTATGGATGAAATTAAAAATTCTGATTGGCGAGATGATTATAATCCAAAATATATAGAAGTAGCATTTTCAAATGCTTGTAATTTTAAATGTTCATATTGTGCACCAGCGTTTTCATCTAAATGGATGGAAGAAATTGAAGAATTTGGTGCATATCCTACTACTGATGCTTTTAATTCATTAGATTATAATAAATCGGAAAATAAAATGCCGATAAAACATAGTGAATTAAATCCATATGTTGATGCATTTTGGAAATGGTGGCCTGATTTATATAAAGACCTACATACTTTTAGAATTACCGGCGGTGAACCTCTAATGTCAAAGGATACGTGGGATGTATTAGATTACATAATAGACCATTCAGACCCAAATAGAAATTTACAACTTGCAATTAATTCAAATTTAGGTGTACCTGATAAATTAATAGATAAATTTATTGATAAGGTAAATAAAATTTGTGATGAAAATAGAGTTAGAGAATTTATTATTTTTACATCATGTGATAGTTGGGGAGAACAAGCTGAATATATTAGAAATGGGTTAGAGTTTAATAGATTTTGGAATAATGTAAATAAAATATTAACACTTTGCCCTAGAGTAAATCTTACATTTATGACAACATATAATGCTTTATCAGTTCCAAATTACCATAAATTAATTGATGGAGTATATGATTTAAAAAAGAATTATGGTTCATCTGATAGATATTGGCAATCTGCAGTATTTTTAGATACATCTTATTTAAGATATCCAACTCACCAAACAATTCAAGTTCTACCATATGATTTTGCTGATTTAATTTTTAAACAGGCACAAAGGGCGGATTTCTTATCAGTACCTTTATTTGAAAACAAATATATTGGTTATTCTGATATTGAAATTCAAAAAATTAAAAGAACTTACGATTGGATGATTTCACCGATTGATGATAAAAAATTATTTGAACAACGATATAATTTTGGAAAATATTTTGAAGAACATGATAAGCGTAGAGGAACTGATTTCAAAAAAGTATTTCCAGAATTAGCTGATTTTTATGAATTTACTAAAACAATTAAATTATGATTATAAATGGTGATTCGGTTTGGTTTGTACCACCTACCAGTAGATATGGATTAAGTAAAGTATCATCACGACACCTTACCAATAATGATTTTACATTTTTATGTCAAATAAAAGTAGATTGGAGTAAAATGATAGAAAATTCAAATACTCAAGAAGCTGCAGTAATGATAAAAAATGGAAAACATTTAGGTATATCAGTTGCTAAAACAGGTGATAATTTTAGAATTGTTAAAGGTGCAGTTTGGGTTGAAACGGAAACACCAGAAGAAAAAGGTATACATCAAATTATTATACCATTAAATGATGTTATGAATTCACCCGATATTAGTGATGAATATATTAATTTAGTTTTTTCATATGATATTATTAATAAAAAATTACAATTAATTGTAAATGACCGTAAAAAAATAATTGATGTACCAAACGAATTAATAGATTACACTTCATCTTGGTTATGGATTGCATGTGCAAATCCATTAGAAAGTTCATCAATAGAACATAGACATCATTTTTTTGGTGAATATAAATTAATTGGAATATATCAAAAATATTTATCAGATAATGAGATTAAAGATGCGTTTGATAAAATAATAACACCAGAACATAAAGCTATTGCTTACTACGATTTTAAAGAAACAACTCCATATAAAATTTTAGATATTACACAAAATGGTAATAATTTAAATAAATACGATAAAGAATGGATGGACAGTCATTAATAAAAACAAATATTAATTTTGTATACGAATTTAAAACTCCAAATGGATTTTTACCATTGGGATATAATAAATATTCGTTTCCAATCAATGCTTTTGATAGTATAGAAACTATTAGAGATGAAGATTATGTAATTATTGTTAATTCATCTAACGACCCTGCCGTTTATCATAAACGAAATAGCAGTTATCCAATTAAATTATATGAAAGAGGTAGAAATTTAAATCATATATTAGTTAATGATTTGAATGAAGAAACAATAAATACCAATGATGTTTATCTTTTATGTTTTGAATCATTTTCAACTCAAGTTTTATTTGAATATTATAGTAATGAAAATAATAAAATTGAAAATATGATATCTTCAAAATTATTAAATTTAGTTAAAAAATATCCAAATTTTAAAATAATGTTTGTTGATATATGGGAAGGTTCATATGAGCATAATATTGAATTTTTTAAAAAACTAAATGAATTTTTAGATAGAAATAATATATCAGATGTAAATAAAATTATAATAAGTACAGTTAATGGATTAATTGAAAAGGTTGATAATACTATATTAAACCCATCTGGTATTCAAAGAATCAATACATTTTGTAACGATAGTTATATAAACGAATCAGGTAAATTTATTTCAGAATTAAGAGCAACTAAAAATAAAGAAATTGTATCAAAAGAATACATTTATTCATTACAATCCGAATTAAAATTAGAAGAAAAACCTAAAAAGTTTTTAATGTATAATAGAAATACATCAAGATTACATCGCCCCTGGTTTGTAAAATTATTATTTGAAAATAATTTATTAGATAGTGGATATGTTTCGTTAATTAAAAATGAAGAGTTTGAAGAATATATTAAAAAATCTAATGAATCAGTTTCAGAGTTAAATTTAACAGAATCCGATTTTAATGATTTAAAAAATTCATATAAAGAATATTATCCGTTAACAATCGATGAAGAAGATGGTGATACAATTGCTTGGTTTCATAATTATTTGAGTAGAAAAAAAGAATATGAAGAAACATTTTTTTCAATCGTAGGTGAAACTAACGCAGAAAAAAATTATTTGTTTATAACAGAAAAAACTACAAAACCAATTATGAATTTACATCCATTTTTTATTGTAGGTTCACCATATAGTTTAAAATATCTGCAAGAGATGGGATTCAAAACTTTTTCTAAATTTTGGGATGAAAGTTATGATACTGAAACTAATTTTAAAATAAGATGTAATATGATTATAAACGAAGTTAAAAAACTTTGTAATAAATCACAAGAAGAATTAATTGAAATGATTAAAAATATGGAAGATATATTAATTTTTAACAAAAAATTATTACATTCTTTTTATAATAATAATAGAAGTGAAAATATGTTTAGAAACAATTTAATAGATTTAATATGAATGTTTTAATTACAGGTGGTGCGGGGTATTTAGGTTCGGTATTAATTGAGAGGTTATTTAACAATGGTGGTATTACCAAACTTACAGTTTATGATAATTTGATGTATAATCAAACATCATTAATACATTATAGTTGGAGAAAGAATTTTGAATTTGTGTATGGTGATGTTAGAGACCAGGAAAAACTTTCAAAATATGTAGATGAGGCAGATGTTATTATTCCCTTAGCAGCAATAGTTGGATTTCCAGCATGTGATAGAGATAAGGAACTTGCTACTGCAGTAAATTATACTCATGTAAAGTTTATTTGTGATAGAATAAAAGATACTAATAAAAAAATTATATACCCCAACACAAATAGTGGGTATGGGATAGGAGAGAATGGTGAGTGTACCGAAGAGAGTCCACTAAACCCCATTTCTCATTATGGCGTAACCAAAGTTAATGCTGAGAGAGAAGTATTAAACTATGGTGGTATTTCAATTAGACTTGCTACCGTCTTTGGTTCATCACCACGTATGAGAATGGACTTACTTGTTAATGAATTTGTTTACAAAGCATTAACCGATAAGTACATCACCATTTTTGAGAAAAATTTTGTAAGAAATTACATACACATTAGAGATGTTGCAAACACATTTGTGTATATGATAGAAAATTATGAAAAACTAAAAGGAGATGTATTTAATGTGGGTCTTTCAAACGCTAATTTATCAAAACAACAATTAGTAGAAAAAATAAAAGAATATGTACCGGATTTTGCAATCACATATTCAGATTATTATGAAGACCCTGATAAACGAGATTATATTGTTTCTAATGCTAAATTAGAATCACTTGGATGGACTCCACAATATAGTTTAGATGATGGAATAATAGAATTAATAAAAACATATAAAATTTTAATCCAGGACTTATCTTCAAAGTATAGAAATGGATTCCCTTTAAGTTATGGCACAAGGACGTAGTATATTTTACAAAGAAAGAGGGTGGAATGATTTTCACTATTATAATGGTTCGGTATTACCGGAGATAAAAATCGTACAACCATCCACGTATTACGAATATAGAGGTTCAATCTCTACAACTTATCATTCAGAGTATTATGACCGTTTGTTGCCCGCCGCTGAACGCAACAATGGGTTAGAATTTAAACATGATAGATTCTCAAAATCAAAGGTGGGAGTATTAAGAGGGATGCACTATGATGAAAAGACTTGGAAATTAGTAAGTTGCTTGCATGGTCGTATATATTTGGTTGTTATGGATGTTAGACCTAACTCAGCAACGTATGGTAAATGGGAATCGTTTATAATTTCACCTGAAACCGGTACACAAGTCCTAATTCCACCAATGTTTGCTAATGGTCATTATGTTATGGAGGATAATTCTATCTTTTTTTACAAAATGGCGTACGATGGTGAATACAACGATGAGAATAAACAAAAAACAATAGTGTTTAACGATAAAAGATTTAATGTTGAATGGCCCGTAGCACAACCAATACTTTCAAATAGAGATAAAAATGGAAATTAAAAACTTAAATTACCACGAAGACCGTTGGATTGATGGTAATCTTACAAAGGAACAACTCATTCAATTTGAAGATGATATCATCAAACATTGGGAAGCCGGAGATATTCACGGCCCAATACACTTATCAAATGGAAATGAAGATGAATTAATAGAAATATTTAAAAAAGTAGGCGTAGATGATTGGGTATTTTCTACTTGGAGGTCTCATTACCATGCGCTTTTGCACGGAATTGATGAATCCTGGTTAAAAGATGAAATTTTAGATGGTAGAAGTATAACAATTGTAAATAAAAAGTGTAATTTTTACTCATCGGCAATTGTAACTGGTATTTTACCTATTGCATTGGGTGTTGCAAAGGCAATTAAACTAAAAGGTGAGGATAAAAAGGTGTGGTGTTTCATTGGTGATATGACTTTTGAGACTGGAATTTTTTATGAAGTACATAAATACGCTAGAAATCATAATTTACCTCTTTATTTTGTAGTTGAAGATAATGAAGTATCAACAAATACTCCTACATCACACACTTGGGGAGAAATTCAGAGAGAAATACCAGAAGATGTCATCTATTATAAATATAAATCAAAATATCCGCATTACGGAACAGGAAAATGGGTAGTATTTTAAACTTTGTATTCTTAAAGGATACACATGAATACAATGGAGATAGTAGTTATGCAATGCAAGGCCCTATTTTCTATTATATTCAAAATAAAAATTATTCATACACTATAAATTCTGAAATAAAAGCAGGATATAAGAATGTATTGTTAATAGAAGGTATTCAAAAATTTGAAAGTCTATTAAATATTCCAAATAGTGTGTATGAATTTATAAAAACTAATGATGTAACATTATTATTTACATCAATACCTGACCCGTGCAATACACATAGTTTTATTAATGGATTTCGATACATAAAAACAAAATTACCAATAGAAAAATATCATTTAATTGATAGTAATAGACGATTGGAAGGTATATTATCATTTGATTTCTTTTTAGAAGAATCCACGTGGAATAGACATCAATATTTTAGAACTGAAAGAAATGATTTAGGGTATGTAAGCGAAGAAATTCAAATAAATGAGTTAGATAAACGTAGAAATAAAAAATTTATTTGTTTTAATAGGGCAATAGATAAAGAACATAGAATATCTTTGTTAAATGAATATCTTACTGGCAATTATTTTGATTCATATTTTACATTTTTATTAAAAACCGAAGGTCATGCTAGAATTTATGGTAATAAACCAAATCGTAACCAAAAACAGCAAATAGATGTTGATTTTTTTAATAGTAAACTTCCTATTGAATTGGATACCCAAAATATATTAGATAAAGGTAATTTTAGAGTAAACGATACGTTTAAAAAAGAATTATTTTTAGATTCTTGTATAAATTTAGTAACCGAATCCTCATTTGAACAAAATGAATTGTTTGTTTCTGAAAAAATATTAAAACCAATATTAAATTATCAACCATTTATAGTTTTTGCCGGATATGGATATTTAAAACATTTAAAAACCTATGGTTTTAAAACTTTTTCTGATTTTTGGGATGAAAGCTATGATGATATAGAAAACCCAGAACAAAGATTTTTTGCTTTGTTAGAATTGGTTAGAAAATTGAATGAAAAAAGTATTGATGAGTTAAATGAATTATATAAAAATTTAAAACATATATGTATATATAATAGAGAAATTTGGAACGGATTGGAAATTAATAGTTTAGAAAAAATACTAAAAAATATAGAAAATGAAAGGTAAAAAGGTTTTAATTACGGGAGCCAATGGATTAGTTGGTAATTACATGGTTGATAAATGTATTCAACGAGGTGCATTTGTAACTGCAGTGGATATACACACTCCAGAAAACCAATTAGAAAAATACAAAAATAGTGATTATCAGTTTATTAAAGCAGATTTGAGAGAATTCAAAAATTGTAAAAGAGTTGTTGAAGGACAAGATGTAATTTTTCATATCGCTGGTGTAAAGGGTTCTCCAAAAAGAGCAGCAGAACAACCGGCAGATTATTTTGTACCAATGTTACAATTTAATACTAATATGATGGAAGCCGCAAGATTAGAAGATGTAGAGTGGTATGTGTATACATCAACTGTTGGAGTATATCAACCTGCTGAAGTATTTTATGAAGATGATGTATGGAAAACATTCCCATCAGAAAAAGATAAATATGCAGGATGGGCTAAGAGATTGGGTGAATTACAAGCAGAAGTATACTCAGTATCATACGATTGGAATAAAGCATCGATTGTAAGACCTGCAAACATTTATGGTAGACATGATAACTTTGGTCCAGAATCCACTGTCATCGCATCCCTAATTAAAAGATTATTTGGTGAAAAAGAACATCCATTAGTATGTTGGGGAGATGGTTCTCCAATTAGAGATTTTATCTATGCCGGAGATGTGGCTGATGGAATTATTCAAGCATACGAAGGTAAAATTACACAACCTATAAATTTGGGTAGTGGAACTGGGATAACAATTAAAGAACTTGCAGAAACTCTTGTAGAAATCTACGAAGATATGTATGGAGTTAAAGTTGGAATTGAATGGGACCCTGAAAAACCAAATGGTGATACAAAAAGATTGATGAGCACAGAACGTGCAGAATCACTTGGAATCAAACAAAAAATATCCTTAAAGACAGGATTAAAACATACAATTGATTATTACTTAAACGAATACAAAAAATAAAAAATATGAAAAAAACAGACAAAATTTTAGTAACTGGTGCGAGTGGATTTATTGGTTCTAGATTATTAAAAAGTTTATACGAACAAGGTTACACAAATTTACGAGCAAATGCAAATTCTAGAGAATTAAGAAATGATTTTGAAGGTTCTAAAAATGTAGAATTTGTAAAAGGGGATTTACGCAGAAGTAGTATATGTAAAGAACTTACAAAAGGAGTTGATGTTATATTCCATTGTGCAGCAAATACATCTAATGCATTAGATACTAAATTCAATCCACTATTACACGTTACTCCAAACATTGAAATGAATGTTAATTTAATGGAACAATCGTGGATTAATTCAGTAAAGAAATTTATCTTTATATCATCAAACACAACATATCCAGATATGGGCGATGTTCCTTGTACTGAAGATATGGAAATACAAACCCCATCAATTGTTCCTGTATATAAAGCAGTTGGTTGGATGAAACGTTATTGTGAAACACTTTGTGATTTTTTTTCAAATCAAATTCATAATCCAATGCAATGTATTATTATCAGACCTTCAAATGCGTTTGGTCCAAATGATAAATACGATTATGAAAAATGTCACGTTACCCCTGCAAATATTAGAAAAGTAGCAGATGGGTTGAATCCAATACCAGTATGGGGTGATGGAACTGAAGTTAGAGATGTTATTCACGTAGATGATATGGTTAGTGGATTTATATGTGTAGCAGAAAACGTTCATACTCATGATATCTACAATGTATCATATGGTGAGGGATATACTGTAAACGAAGTTTTAGATACAATTAAGGATATTGAAGGTAACACTAATCCAATTGAGTATGTAAATAACAAAGCACCAATGATACCCGTTAGATTACTCGATAATACTAAATTAAAAGCATTAGGTTGGAAACCAAAATATGACTTAAGAAATGGATTAGCAGATGCCCTTAAATGGTATAAAGAAAACAAAAATCAGTTTAACGAAAATTCGCAACCATAATGAGTACACCTCAATTTACACCATATGTTGATGCATTAACAAATGCAATGAAAACACTAATGGAAGATGATAATACGATTCTAATTGGACAACAAATTGTTTATTATGGAAATCCAATGTCAAAAACAATTGAAGGACTACCAAAAGAAAGAATGATTGAAGTTCCGGTAATGGAAGAAACCCAAATGGGAATAAGTTTAGGATTAGCCATGGCTGGACATAAAGTAGTTTCATTTTATCCACGTTGGGATTTTGTAATATGTGCAGCAAACCAATTAATAAATCATTTAGATAAAATTAAAAAAATGTCAAATGGTCAATGGAATCCACATATTTTAATTAGAGTAGGTAAGGGGTCTGATAAACCATTAGACCCTGGTCATCAACATAAAGGAAATTATATAGATGAATTTAAATCAATGTGTCCTAATATAGAATTTCACGATTTAAAGACTTGGCAAGATGTTGAGTTATCATATAAATACGCAACCGAAAATATTGGTATTCATGTATTAGCAGAATACCCAGAGTTATACTATGCAAATTAATAGAGTATTTGATTTTATTGGTCCATCTGGATTTATACCAAATGGAGTAAATTATAAATACACATCTGATATGTGGGATAGTAATTTTTATATTGATAATATTTTTATTGATGAATTTAATAAAAAATATTTACAAATAGCAGTATACGATTGCAATCTCAATATTGGGCCATTTAATATTACTGATATTCATATTTTTGATTTAAGATATGATGAAGAATCCAATGTAGTTGGTAATTCAAATGATAATTATTTTTATACAATCACTCCATTTGGAAACGTATTAGTTGCAACAGGCCAAGACTTCACATATCATCAGAATCAGCATGTTTTTGATTTTATATCTGAAAGGGCTAAACAATATTTAAAAGCAAAGAATTTTTATTTAATTTTTGATTATAGTAGTGAAGGTGATATAAAACCAGATATTTTTTATAATATACACAAAGCATGTGAAACTCACAATATATGTCCATCTAAGGTAATTTTCATCACATCCGCAGTTAATACAACGGAACTATATACTGAATATTATGTAAAAGATAAAAACCCAAAATTAAAATTAAAAACAACTTGTTATCCCTGGCCATTTTTTGCTAAAGGAAAAGAAACAGTTGATTTAATGAAGGGGAATGTTGAATTATCATTTAATGGTAATACTAATAAAAATTCAATTAGTAAAACAACGGATTATTTTAAAATAAAGAATAGAAAAAAGAAGTGTTTGATGCTAAATAGGAGACTTAGACCACACCGATTAATCATTCTTTCGTTGTTACAAAACGATAAATTATTAGATAGTACATTATCATCATTTGATATGAAATTATTATATACACCAGATGCCGGATTAGATTTGGTAAGTGGTGGCGGATATGATGATAAACCATATTTGACAGATTATCAAACTCGTGTAAAAATGAGTACCGGTTTTCACGGATTAACTAAAATAAAAAAACAAGTAGTTGATTACGATGATATTGAATCGGTATGGGGGTTTGCGTTTGAAACCAAACAACCTTATGAAGATACTTATTTTAGTATTGTGCCAGAAACTCTTTTTTATGAAGCAGGAAACTACATATCTGAAAAAACTTTAAAACCAATAGCACATTTACATCCGTTTGTTCTGGTGGGTAGACCACATATTTTAAAAAAATTGAAAAAATTAGGATTCAAAACTTTTTCTGATTTTTGGGATGAAAGTTATGATGAAATTGAAAATAATAGTGATAGAATTATAGCTGTATATGATGTCATAAAAAAATTAATTTTATTATCAAACGAAGAATGGGATGTTATGATTACAAAAATGGCATATATATTAGAACATAATCGAACCCATTTAATGAAATTTAATGATAAATTAGTTCCAGATACTTATGTAAAGAATTTAAATAAAATAATTAACGGAGAATCCGTAGATTTACTTTAATAACATACGACTATGAATATTATACAAAAAATAATTTCTTATTTTACTAAAAAAAGAAATAAAAAGAAACAAGCAGAATTATACAAAAAAAAATTAGAAGAACTTAGAAAACGCGACCCATTCGTTTATAAAAATCACTAATTCTTAACTCATTCATATTTATATACTAACAGAGTACTACACGAATGAATGAACTGAGTCAATATCTTGTCAATCAACTTTTATTAGAGGAAACCGAATTACACAATTTTGTTGTAGTATATTCGGGTAGATTCCAACCTTTTCACAAAGGCCACTACGCAACTTATCAAAATCTATGTAAGAAATTTGGTAAGGATAAAGTGTTTATTGGTACATCTAATAAAACCGATACTCAAAAATCCCCATTTAATTTTAAGGAAAAGAAAATAATCATGACTAAAATGTTTGGTATTCCATCAAACAAAATAGTTGAGATTAAGAATCCTTATGCACCTACTGAAATTTTAAAACAATTTGATGAAAAAACAACTGGATATATAAGTGTTGTTGGTGAAAAGGATGAGATGAGATTGGGTGGAAAGTATTTTGAAAAATACAAAGGTAAAATAGAACAAGGATATAAAGACAAAGGTTATGTATACGTTTCACCATCACAATCAAACCCAATATCAGGTACTAATGTACGAAATTGGTTAAGTAAAGGAGATGAAGAACAAAGGAAAGCAGGATTTTTAAAAGCATATCCAAAGTTTGATGAAAAAATATTTAAATTAATTACACTTAAATTGGATAAATTGAGTGAATCTATAAAGGAAGAAATTAAATTAGATGTTGAAATAGGTGACACTATTCTAATGGGTAAATTTAAAAATAAAAAAACAGTAGTTAAATCAATTGGCAAAGATGAACACGGAATGCCAACTATTAATGGTAAAAAAGTAGCAACGTTTAGAATCCTACCAAAACAAAATATTTTTAAAGAAGCAGCATCTACTGCAGGTGGGGAAGATTCACAACCAGATGGTGGATACCTACCAAAAGGTAAGGCAAGAGTGTTGGGTGGAGATGATGGTGTTAATAGTAGTGATGAGTGGTTTGTTAGAGGTGGATACACTCAAACTGATTTTCCTAAAGCAGATGCAATATATGCTGCGGATGATGAAAACCAATTAACATTTAAAATCAAATCAAAAAATAACGCTAGAAGTTTAAATAAACCAACTACATACCCATTTGCATTTGATGATATTGATGTTACTCAAAATATTGAAAAAATTGAAAAGGTAGAAAAAAGATTGAAAAAGAAAGTAAAACAAAAAGATTCCATTTCAGAATTAATATCAGATTATTCTGATTTATTAGATTCATTACTTGAAAGTGGTGGAGAAGATGATAAATACGTGCACGTTGGGTATGGTAAATACAAAGAAAAAAGTAAAAAAGATGTAGAGGGTGCACCATTATTTAAAAAAGATGATAGTGGAAAATATAGTCCTATTGGGGGAGATGATAAGGGTGGTGAAGCTAAACCAACTGGTCAAGCAATACAAGGTGCTGATATGTTTAAACATGATAAAAGTGTTAAACAACAATCTGCTAAACCTAAGACGGATTGGAGAAGTGGAAAAGATGGTTGGGAAATATTAGATGATGATAGAGCAAAAGTAAAAAATATTAGAGATTATACTGATGAAGAATATCAAGGTGAAACTGGTGAATATTTTGAAAATGATGTAACCAAAAACGTTGCACCAAATGCTTTTAAAGATGAAGCAGATATGATTCAAAAAATGAAAGCAGCAAAACCAATTTATTTATCATCCGAAGAGATGCAGAATATGGGTAATACCGATGTAGGTGAAATTCTTTCTGCAAGTGAAGAAGGTGGTTCTAATGCAATGAAAGCAAGAGGTAAAGAACTTGCTGATGAATATGGTAAAGATTGGAATAGATTAGAACAAGGTATTCAAAAAGGTAATAACGTGCCATCGCCTATTGCATTAAGAGATAAAAATGGTAATTTACATTTAGTTGCTGGAAATACTCGTTTAATGTCATTTACTGCATATGGTAAAAAATTACCTGTAAAAGTAATTGATTATGATGGTGAATTTAACTATGATAAGGAAGAAACACCACAAGATACTTCAAAGGTGGATGTAAATAAAAATGCACCAATGGCTCTTCAAAAAATTAAAGATGGAGTAAAGAATTGGAGTGTACAAGAAAAAGAATTTTTTACAAAAAAAGTGCATAAAGGTAACTCACCGGAACGAAGAAGTTTCGCAGAAGCGTTTAAACATAAAGCTAAAGGTGCATTAGAAGCAATTAAACATGGTGCCGAACACGAAGTTCATTTGTTTAAAGAGGCTGGAAGTGGTGTTAAAAACTTTTTTAGTGGTAAGGAGGTATCGAAAGAAGAAAAGAAAGCCCTAATTGGAGTTGCTAAAAAAGTGGCATTAGCAACAGCATTCGGTGCAGCTGGTGGTGGATTGGCACATGGAGCTGTTGCTTTTGGTAAACATGTAATGATGGAATTTATTCCTCATGTAGTTGTTGAAACCATTGCAGTAGGTGCAGGTAAAGCAGCATTATTTGCAGGTGAGGAAGAACCAGATACAGATATGTTAAAATTCATAGCTATTATAACTAAAAAATTAGAAAGTGCAAAAATACCAAATGAAGTAATGGCTTCTGCAATAGAATCGTTTAATTCTAATAAAGATGAAAAGGGTGATATTAAAGAAGATTATTACTATGATGGAACAGTTGATAATTATGCAGATTGGGCAAGAACACATAAAAGAAAATATGATAGTGAAAAAACTAATTTCAAAGTAAAAGATTCAGGCCAAGATGATTTAGAAGAAATAGCCGTACAAGTTGATGATATACCTAATGAACCATTAACCGAAGTAAAAAAAGAAAGTGTTGTAAATTACTACAAAGCAATTTGTAAAGATTTAAAAATAAAACCTATCCAAGTTAAATTTGGCTCAGTCGGTCATGCGGGTGCAGCAACTACATATGATACCAAATCATTTATACCAGAATATATTACCTTTGATTTGAGTAAGGTTACCGATATAGAAAGAGCAATATTACACGAAATAACACATCAGATACTTTTGTTAAAACAACAAAATCCATTTCACAATTGTAATAAGAGTGCTGGATTTAAAAAAGTAGAAAATAAATTAATAGATAAATATTTTTATTCATCACAAAGTTCAATATTAAGAGAAAGAGTTAAAGTTGAAATGGCAAAAACTGATATGGATTCAGTTGAAAAATATGCCGATTCACAAATGAGTCCAACTGATGTTGATTTAGGAAGGGAAACTGACCATTTCTTTCAAAGGTTAAATGACCCGAGAAATGGTAAAGAAATATCACCTGCAGAATTAACTGGGTTATTCAAACGATTGGCTAGAAACAAAAAGAAATTTTTAGAATTTTTAAAACAATATAAAGAGTTTGTAGTTAAAGATAGAGTATCAAATATTAATATTGCATTTATTAAAGTTGCGGATAGATTGATTGCTAAGACTATAATGAGAAAAGCTGATTTTAAATCATCTACTCCTGTATTCACAACGGAATCACTAATAATGGAAGGTGGTGCATATGGACATATGAATCATCCATTTGATACTGAAATAAATTTAACATTTGGTCAACTTAAAGATATTGTTAATCGTGCATTAGATGGTAATTTAGAATTTGCTAGAGAGAAAACAGATGGTCAAGCCTTGGCTATAAGTTGGATAGATGGTAGATTAGTAGCAGCAAGAAACAAATCACATTTGAAAAACAAAGGTGCTGGTGCATTAGATATTAATGGGGTAGCAGACAAGTTTGCAGGTAGAGGTGAATTAACTGATGCCTACAATTTCGCTATGAAAGACCTATCTAATGCTATAAAATCATTATCACAAGCACAAAAAGATAAAGTATTTAAGAATGGTTCATGTTTTATGAACATAGAGGTGATATACCCTACCTCAGTCAACGTTATTCCTTACGGTCAACCACTATTAGTATTTCACGGAACAATGGAGTACGATGAGAATGGTGATGCAATAGGAGAATCAGCAGAAGCAGGTAGAATATTGGGTGGAATGCTTAAACAAGTAAACGCCGATGTTCAATCAAAGTATACACTACAAGGACCACCGGTATTAAAATTACCAAAATCACAAAACCTATCATCTAAAAAAGGTAAATATCTTGCTATGATATCTAAATTACAAAAAGAATTTGGATTGGGAGATACTGCAGGTGTTGCTGATTACCATCAAGCATGGTGGGAGAACTTTGTAGATAAAAAATCACCAACTACATTAGATAACGGCACCAAAATGGGGTTAGTTAAGAGATGGGCGTTTGGTGAAAGGGGATTCCGTATTGATAAGAATTCAATTAAGGATGAAAAAACTCTTGCATGGGCTACTAAGATAGATAAAGAAGACCATAAGGGTATTTCAAAAGATAACTTAATGAAATTCGAAGATATTTTCTTAGGAGTTGGTGCAGATGTATTGGAATTCACAGCATCAGTCCTAACAGTTAATCCAGATTCTGCTTTAAGGGATATGAAGAAAAGATTAGAACAAACTATAAAGGATGTTCAAGCAAGTGGAGACCCTAAGAAGATAGAAAAACTAAAATTAGAACTTAAAAGATTAAATGCAATCGGTGGTGCTAAAAGAATCGTACCAATCGAAGGAATTGTATTTGTATATAACGGACAAACATTCAAATTAACAGGAGCATTCGCTTCCCTAAACCAATTATTGGGTATTTTTTACGCATAATTTATTTTATATATACTTATATATGTATTAAAATAAAAACCTAATATAGAATAATGGCAAAGGAATTTAATAAAAAGTTTATGCATCCAACTCGTAGGAAGTTGGTGGATATGGTTATGACAGGTGGTGAATATGCTAAAAACACCACAGTTGGTTGGGAAACCGCTAACGTAGAACGAAAGGTTGGTGATGTTTGGGAAGATGAACATCATAGATACGAGAAAAAAGAGGGATTCACAATGAAAACCTCAAAAAACTCTGAAGCATTTGATGAAATCAGAAAATATATAGCAGAATTAGATAGATGTTCTAATCCAGATTGTAATACCATACAACTTAATAGTAATCACAAAAAGGTAATCAAAAAAACTGGTTATTGTATCAATTGTTTAGCAGAAAGAGAACATAATGTACGAGTTGCTGGAGTATGGGAACAATATGAGGATTATAAAATATACACTCGTATGATAATCGATGGTAAGATAAAATTAGAAGAACTCCAACAAGCACATGATGATGTGAAACCCTACTACGAATATGTTAATGAGGATGGAACTACGGAAAAATGGGAATTACCAAATTCAGTAGAAAATACTCGTGCTGAAATAATGGAAATTATTACAAATGGTAAGGCCGAGTTACAAAAAATAGAAGAATTTCGTAATAAAGCATTTGAAATTTTAAAACAACATAATTGTGAACATTACGTTTAATACAAAACAATAATGGCAGGTGCTTCATTAAAAGATATAATAAAATTAGAATACCAACGATGTGCTGGTGACCCTATATACTTTATGAAAAAGTATTGTATGATTCAGCACCCTGTCCGCGGTAAAATACCATTTCATTTATATCCATTTCAAGAAAATACACTAACACAATTCAAAGACCATCGATATAACATCATTCTAAAATCTCGTCAAACAGGTATATCTACCTTAACTGCTGGATTTGCATTGTGGAAGATGTTATTTAATCAAGATTTTAACGTATTGGTAATTGCAACTAAACAAGACGTTGCTAAAAACCTTATTACTAAAATTAGGGTAATGAATCAATATTTACCTAGTTGGTTAAAACAAACAACAGTTGAAGATAATAAACTTTCCCTAAGATACTCAAATGGTTCACAGGCAAAAGCAACTTCTGCAGCAGGAGATGCTGGTCGTTCTGAAGCCCTATCTTTATTAGTATTTGATGAGGCAGCATTCATTGATAATATTGAAGAAATTTGGATATCTGCACAATCTACTTTATCAACGGGTGGTAATGCAATTATTCTTTCTACACCTAATGGTGTGGGTAATTTCTTTCATAGAACATGGGTAGGTGCGGAAGACGGAACTAATGGTTTCAATACAGTCCGATTACATTGGACGGTTCACCCTGAAAGAAATCAAACATGGAGAGATGAACAGGAAGTACTTTTAGGAGCAAAGGGTGCAGCACAGGAATGTGATTGTGATTTCGTATCATCTGGTGATAGTGTAATAGACCCACAACTTTTAATGTTCTATAAAGAATCTTTTGTACAAGAACCATTAGAAAAAACAGGGTTTGATGGAAATCTTTGGAAATGGGAATATCCTGATTATCAAAAATCATATATGGTTGTTGCGGACGTTGCACGTGGAGATTCTACGGATTATTCCGCAGCACAAGTAATTGATATTGTTAATTCGGTACAAGTAGCAGAATATAAAGGAAAATTAGATACAAAAGATTTTGGAAATTTCTTAGTTTCCTTAGCAACTGATTATAACGAAGCACTTTTAGTAATAGAGAATGCAAATATTGGTTGGGCCGTTATTCAACAGGTAATTGATAGGGGATATAAAAACTTATTCTATATGAGTAAGGATTTAAAGTATGTAGACGTTGAACATCAGATGCATAATAAGTTTAGGGCAGAAGAAAGAGGTATGGTTGCAGGTTTCTCAACTACATCTAAGACACGACCCCTAATTATTTCAAAGTTAGATGATTACTTCAGAGAGAAATCTATCACCATACGTTCTAATAGATTGATAGAGGAGCTTTTTACCTTTATATGGAACAATAATCGTGCGGAAGCAATGAGGGGATATAACGATGACTTAGTAATGGCGTTATCGATTGCTCTATGGGTTAGAGATACTGCATTGAGATTAAGACAAGAAGGAATTGATTTAACTATTAAATCATTAGGTGGAATTCAACAACAAACCTATGAATCTGGGTTCTATGGTGGTAGTTCTGTGGATGATAACCCATGGGCAATGCGAGTTGGTAATCAAGACGAAGATTTGACTTGGTTGATTAAATAAAAAAATCAACATATTTATAGTGTATAACAAAATGCACTATTAAATAATATAATTTTAATATAAAAAATAAAATATGGCAGATACTACATTTTTCAATCGGTTAAAAAAACTTTTCTCAACAAAGGCAGTTGTTACTGTCGATGCTAGTGGAAAACGAAAGGTTTTTGATGCTGATGAAAAACAACAAACAAACTTATCTTCATTAAAAGATAGGTATACAAAAATACAAAAATCTTTTTACGAACAAGCGGGTGGTGCACAATCAATGGCATACGCTCAAGTTCGTAGAGAAGTATTTAGAGATTTTGATGCAATGGACCAAGACCCAATTATAGCATCTGCATTAGATATTTACGCTGATGAATCTACACTTAAAAATGAATTTGGTGATATACTAACAATACGTTCAGATAATCAAAGAGTACAAGAATTATTAGAAAACCTTTTCTATGATATTCTTAATGTTGAATTTAATTTATGGCCGTGGACACGTAATATGTGTAAATATGGTGATTTCTTTTTAGGACTTGAAATCGCAGAAGGTAAAGGTATAGTAAACGTTACCCCACACTCACAATATAATACTGAAAGAATAGAAGGACATGACCCTGAGAATTCTGCACTTGTTAAATTCAAAGTACAAGAAGACCCAATCGGTAAAGTAGAGTATGATAACTTTGAAATGGCACATTTCCGTTTATTATCAGATACAAACTGGTTACCTTATGGTAAATCAATGATTGAGAATGGCAGAAGATTATGGAAACAATTATCTCTAATGGAAGATGCGATGTTAATCCATCGTATTATGAGAGCACCTGAAAAAAGAGTGTTTAAAATTGATATTGGTAATATTCCACCAACCGAAGTTGATAACTACATGCAAAAGATTATCAATAAGATGAAAAAAGTTCCATTCTTAGATAAGACTAGTGGTGATTATAATTTAAAATACAATATGCAAAATCTTACGGAAGATTTTTATCTACCGGTAAGAGGTGGTGATAGTGGAACTGCTATTGAAAACTTAGCAGGATTAGAATACGCTTCGATTGAAGATATTGATTACTTAAAAGCTAAATTATTTGCTGCATTAAAAATTCCTAAAGCATATTTGGGATATGATGAAAATGTAAATGGTAAAGCAACCCTAGCAGCAGAAGATGTTCGTTTTGCAAGAACAATTGAAAGAATCCAAAGAACAATTACTTCAGAATTATCTAAAATAGCAGTTATCCACTTATATGGTAATGGTATTCAAGATTCTGAAATGACTAATTTCGAAATTGGATTGGTTAACCCATCTACAATTTACGAACAAGAGAAAGTAAACTTATGGAGTGAGAAAATTCGTTTAGCAACTGATATGCAAAGTTTAAAAATGTTATCTAAAGATTGGATATATGAAAATATATTTAAATTATCAGAAACCGAACAAACTGAACAACGAGGTAAGATAGTTGAGGATTTAAAAGATACATTCCGTTATAACTCAATAGAAAACGATGGTAATGACCCTGCAAACCCCCCACAACAAAACGATGTTGAAGAAAGTTTAGAAAATCTTAAAACAGAATTGAAGGATAAAGGTGGTAGACCTCGCGAAGGTAATACTTATGGTAAAGACAAACATCCTTATGGAAGAGACCCATTGGGTGATGATGAGAGAACTTCAAAAAGAAGTAGAACATCTGAAACAAAAGCAATGAATTACATCAATGGGATTTCATCAAAAAAGAAATATTTACACGAAACGAAAGATATGTTAGATGAAACTAATATTATCGATGATACGGAAAATTAATCTAACTTCTAATTTTTTATATTTATATATAGAAATTTGAGTCTATCAAAATAAGGATTTAAAAACAATGAAAAAAATTAAACATTCGAAATTTAAAAATACTGGGTTTTTATTCGAACTCTTAACTCGTCAAATCACGTTGGAGATTTTAAATAATGCTCCAGTTGAAAAGGCTAAAAAAATAGTACAAGAATTTTTTGGTGGTAAAACCGAATTAGCAAAGGAATTACGTTTATTCAATTTACTTACAACTGAAAAATATAATTCAGAAAGTAAAGCAGAAAAATTTATTGATGCTATTATCGAAACTCGTACTAAATTAGATGAAACTAAATTATTAAGAGAAAAGTATAATTTAGTAAAGGCTATTAAAGAAAATTTCGATATTGAAGAATTCGTTGCATCTCCTGTTGCTAATTATAGAGTATTGGCATCGGTTCATAAGATTTTTGAAGCAAAGATTCAAGATGTAACAAATGTTAAAGATGTGTTTGATGCTAAGATTACATTAGTAGAACATGTATCTACAAATACAGCATCTATTAAGAAGATTGAAGATAAATTAATGGAAACATACAAAACTCAAGAAAAAGATTTGAGATTGTTGACATATAAAATCCTAGTTGAAACATTTAATACCAAATATACTAACTTAAACGATGACCAAAAGGGTCTTTTAAGAGAATTTATTAATAATGTTAATAATACATCTAAATTTGGTGAATACTACGATACACAATTAAAGAAAGTAGTAACAGAACTTCATAAATTACATTCCGAAGTTAATGATAAAATCACAAAAATTAAATTAAAAGAAACTATCAATGTTTTAAAAACACAAAAGATAGGAAAGAAAATTACAGATGAACAAGTTTCAGCTTTGATGATATCATACGAATTAATAAAGGAAATAACCAATGTCAGAAAAAAATATTAAATCTTTTATAGAAGAACTTATTGACGAAGTTGAAAAAGAGTTAGAAGAAGCCAATGTGACAGGTAATGTCGATGGTTATGATACTCCTTTTGCTTTTTCTGATAAAAATTCTGATAAAAAAAGAAAAAAAACTGCAACACAATTTGGATACACATTAGTAAATAATGATATTAACAATATTGATGAATCTATAAACGAAGATACTAAACGTGTAAACATATTAGGTATAGATTTCAATATAAGTGAAATGAATGGAAGAATATTCTTTTCTTTTATAGATAAAAAAGCAGCAAGTCTTAAAATTAGAGAAATTGGAACTAATAAAATAGTAAATCTTATACAAAAAAGTTTAGATAATGCATATGGTAAAGGTGAGTTTTTCTTTAAAGGTGGAGACCATGCAGAATTTCAAAATGGATATTTATTTCAAAGAAATGCAACTAACATAAAACTTAATAAACTTAAATTTGAATCAGTAAACGAAGCATCATTACAAAAAGGTAAAACTTATGGTGGAAGTAAATGTGAAGGCGGATGTTTTATTGGTAAACAAGGTTTAATGAAAATAATTAAAATATCTAAGGAATCTCCTAAAGATGTTTTTATGTTTAGAGATGATAACTACTCTGGATTACAACCGCATTTTATTAAAGATGGTGTAATTGCTAAAGCAACAGTTATTAATCCGGCTTATGATTTGGAAAAACATAAAGTAAGTAATTTAAAAATAGGTAACGATGTAATTCTTTCAGTAAGATTATTTGTATCAACAAACGAATCCGTAAATGAAGGATTAAAACACCTTATCCACGTAGAAACTCCAAAAGAAATTGTATCAAAGGATGTCGCAAAACAAATTACGGCATTAGCTAAAAAAGGTGTTCGTTCATATGAGATTGGACTGAATATGGGATTTGTGGGTAACCAAAAAGCTGCAGTGGATTCATTTCAAAAAGTAAAAAATAAAATATATTTTGATTTAGATACAAGAGAGGGTGTTAATGAATCATTAGACCCTAAAGCACAAAAATTCTTAGATGCTATTCAAGTTAATGATAGAAGTATAAAAGATTTAAAGAATATTACGGTCGATGCAACCCCACAAGGTAATTGGTCAGTTTATTATAAAGGTAAACGTATGTTTACTCTTAATGGTAAGATGTTGGATGATAAAACTATTATGAAATATGGTTTAGAGCATATGGATGAGAGTTTATCAGAGGGAAAGAAAATTCAAAGACCAGTAAATCGTTGGTTAGAATTGAAAAATGATGAATCAATGCATGCTAATAAAAAGTTAGCAACTGGTTTGAGAGAATTAAAATATCAATTAAAAGAAGTTGAAACATTTTTCCGTTGGTATAATCAAATTAAGACTATGAATGAATTAAGTTCCGATGGATTTTGGAAAAGAACGCACGGACATATTTATAAGATAAAGGAACGATTAATCAACATAGCGAAAACAATACAGGAGATAGAAAAATAATGAAAATATCACGTACAAGATTAAAAGAAATCATCAAAGGGGTAATGACTGAAGAAAGTGAATATCAAGCATTCTTTCAAACCGCATTAGATAAGGCTGGAAAATCAATTCCATCCATGTCCGATGAGGAAAAGAAAGCATTCTTTGATAAAATTGATGCAGCATGGAATGGTAAGGGTGAAAAGAATGAAGAATTAGTTGGTGGTCAAAAGAAATTAGATGTTGATAAGGATGGTGATATTGGAGCAGATGATTTAGCAGATTTAAGAGCTGGTAAAAAAACAAATGAATCAATAAATGAAGATGAAATTAATTGGAGTGCAACAGAAAACGCAATCATTAATTTTTTAAAAATGAATACGAAGATTTTAGATAAAAGAGTTAAAGATAGAGATGTAAATGGCGTTAAAGGTGGGTTACAATCAATCATTGATGGTTTAACAAACGCACAACGTAGTTTAAAATTAAAATAATGACACGAAAAAGATTGTTAGATATCATTAACGAAGAGATAACCAAAGTAAAATGGGGTATCGTCAAAGAAGAAATCACAAATGAGGATGAAAAACTTATTCGTGATATTATTCGTAGAGAAGTATCTGCAATATTTTTTGACCTCTTTAAAAAGAGAAAAACTTGGGGAGCATAATGAAAAATTTATTAATAGAAACAACATTATTTGAAGGAAAATTGAATGAAGATTCAAGTGGTAGAACCTTAGTTAAAGGTATTCTTCAAAGAGCGGTTGCAGAAAACCAAAATGGTCGTATATACCCTAAAGAAATCTTAATGCGTGAAGCAAAGAAATACGAAGTTCTTATTAAAGAAAGACGTGCATTAGGGGAATTAGACCATCCAGATTCTGGTATTATCAATTTAAAGAACGTTTCACATAACGTCAAAGAAATTCATTGGGAAGGTGATGACCTTTGTGGGACAGTAGAAATTCTACCAACTCCATCAGGTAACATCTTAAAAGAATTATTAAGAGCAGGTATCCTTTTGGGTATTTCCTCTCGTGGTATGGGTTCGGTAGTTAATATTGGTGAAGGTAAAGTTAAAGTGGGTGATGATTTTGAACTGATTGGTTGGGATTTTGTTTCTAACCCATCTACACATGGTGCATTTATGACACCGGTTACGATGAACGAATCAGTAAATAGACAATTAAAAGAACAAGCTATAGTTTGTGGTGAGTATTGTAAGGCACAAGACCTTATGAGAGAAATCATTACTGAATTAGCATAAAGGATAAAATATGGCATTTTCAATACAAGATTATCTAAGAGATAACAAAATAGAAATGGGTAGTATTAAGAAAGAAGTTGGTGATACACCTTTTAAGGGTGGTCATAACGATATTCGTAAAACTAATTATGAGGTTAAGATTAAAGCAGATGGTAAGTTAGACCTTTATACACATAAAACTGTATTAACTGAAAGTAAAGGGGTAATTAAAGAAGCAGAAAAAATTAAATTAGGTGAATTGAGTTCTACTAAACAAAAACAAGTTGAAGAACTTCAAAAGCTTTTTGGTGGTAAAATTATTACAATTTGGGATAGTGTACATGGTAATATCGTTGATATAAAAGTGACAGAAAAAAATGGAAGACTTATTGCATCAGATTTAAAAGATTTAATTTCATTAAAAATACGTTGGATAGAATTTGAAAACCAAACGGTCTCAATAGGATTTTAAAATATAGGAACATCAACTAATGATTAAATTAAATAATTTACTTAACGAAGAAACGTTTACTGCTACTAATAAGAAGACCGGTAAAACATCGGTGTTCAAATCAAAGGATAGTAGAGATTCTGCAATCAAAGCAGGAACTCACTCAAAAGCAGATGATAAAGGGGGAGATACTTCTAAAAAGACATCTACACCAACCACAAATATATTTAATACTCCTGCAGCAGAACCTAAGAAGGATGAACCAACATCAGAACCTAAAAAGAAAAGACCAGGTAATCCACAGGTAAATAAAGCCACAAAATCAAAAGCTGAAGAGTTAGGAGTTACTCCACAAAAGCTGGGTAACAAAGAATATCCTTTAAGAATGCTTCAAGCAGCATATGAGGCATTAACCGATTCCAATTACCATAGTGAAGCTAGAGAATTAATTGCTAAAATTGAAGGTAAACCGGAAATGGCTGAAAAACCAGAGTATCCATCGATGCGTGACCCTAATTATGAAGAAAAGATGAAAGCAATTAGTCAAAAATATGCATCTAAGTATTCGGATGATGTAGATGATAATGCTAGAGAATTAGGAATTGCAGCTTCACAAGAAGCAGGTTGGGGTGGAGTAGAAGCAGCAGATGCAATTGCATTTACATTAAGAATGAATGGTTTCCATAAAGAAGCAGATTTAATTCAATCAGTATTTGATAATAAACCATATATGAAGAATGAAGGTAGAATTTCTTTAACTAAAATGGTTTTAGAAATATCATCAATAGATGGCCTTAATGATATATTAAATGGTCAATCATCCCAAATAGAAGGTATAAAGATATCAAAAGGTATGGCGGAACATATCATTTATTGGATGAGAACATCTCCGTATGGTAAAAAATATAATTCGTGGGTTAAAAAGAATAGTATATCTACAATATTACCAATTGCTTTCAATTGGGGGTTGGATAGAGGATTGTCATCTGAATTAAAAAGTGAATTTACTGCACTAAAAGCAAAATATGGTAAAGCAGTTAAAAAAGAAAATACAAAATAGGAGATAATAAATGATACGTTTATCAAAGATAGTTAAAGAAGGTGAAGAACCAAAAAGATTTTCTAACGAAGTAAAAAAACATTTCTTAGAAATCGTTTCTACATACAACAAGTATCAAGAAATGATGGATAGAAAATCAGACATTACTGAGATAGCAGAAACTTTGGGTGGTATTACCGATGCAGCTAGAGAATTGGCGGTAAACGAAGCAGATGATTGGTTTGATGCACATACTGTTAAACGTAATATGAATGAATTAACCAAATTAGGTAAATCATTTGACCAAGTTGCAATAGAAGCAAAGAACTTAGACCAAAGATTACATGGATTATACGAAGATATGGGTCATATCCTATCTCGTTACTATAAAATTGGTGAAATTACTGAAGACCAAATGAAAGAACGTTTGGGATTGAGAGAAGATGGTAAATTACAAGGTGGGGAGAAAGACCCATGTTGGAAAGGATATGAGATGATAGGAATGAAACCAGGTAAAGGTGGTTCTCAAGTTCCTAATTGTGTTCCAAAGAATGAATCAGTAAACGAAGCATTAGGTAATGATAAAGCAATGTTGGCATTGGTAGATATGTTATCTAACTCAATGGAACATTACGCTAGTGCAAATGAATTTGTAAACGTTACTTCTAAAATACCTGGTTTTGCTAATAACAAAGCGGAATTAAGAGATGTATTTACAAAATATTATAAAGTAGGTGCAAGAGAAAGAAACGATTGGCATACTAAAGATTGGTTAAAGTGGTTAAAACAATGGCCATTAGAGGAATCTAAAACCAATTGTGTTGAATGTGGTAAAGTAAAAGAAGCAGCATATGGATATAAAGATTCAACTGCATCATATATTGATAAACATAAAGAAGAATTCAAAGCAGTAGAAAAAATGAATAAAGGAAACGAGCAATCGTTCTATGATTCATTATCTGCGTTAGAAGAAAAATTAGGACATCCTAAGTATATGATATTCTTATCAAATGCGTTAAGAGGATATAAAGTAGATATGTATAAAGACCCAAAGATTAAAAATCAACAAGAAGCTGAAGAAGCATTGTTCCTTTTAAGCAAATAATCTATAAAAGACATATTTATTATCAAATAAGTTACAAACACAATTTAAATACAATTAATGAGCGGATTATCAAGAGTTACAGTGGAAGTTCGTAATGGAGACATTGCAAAGGCTTTAAAGAAATTCAAAAAGAAGGTTATGGAATCTGGACACCTCTTAGAATTAAGAGAAAGAAAGGAATACATTAAACCTACTACGAAAAGACGATTACAAAAACAAAAGGCAATCAGAGAAGAGCAAAAAAGAGTTGCTCTCGGTAAGATTGCAGATGGTGACAGAACTATTAGGTTTTTTACTAAAAAGAAAAAGAAAGTTAGTAAAAATACACCTCAATCTGATAAAGACACCACAAGAGATTAGAAATATTTTACATAAATTTTGCGGTTTCGTAAACATTTATATATTTATTTGTATAATAACCTACTTAATGTAGGTTTAATTTTATCCCGTTGGTTAATGAATACCCACCCCTATGTGAGGTCACCGAACAACTAACTTAATCAATTCGATTGAAAATCATTCAATATTTTCAGAAAAAAAAAGTAAAGGAAGAAACAAATGGCAAATTCAAAATTGTTGAAAGATGCAATTGCTGATGCTAAAGCCGTACGTGAAACTGCAATCGCTAATGCTAAAATCGCATTAGAGGAAGCTTTTACTCCACGTTTACAATCTATCTTATCTAAGAAAATCACAGCCGAAATGGAAGGTGAAGACGAAGATAATGATAACGTAAGTGAAGAGTATGGTGCAGATGACACATCGGATGCAGATGCAACAAAAATTGGCGATGGTGAGAACAAAGCCCCACAAGGTATCTCAACAGACGCACACACAGAATTAGGTGATACTGACAAAGAAACAGCAGAACCAGGTAAAGAAGACGAAAACAACACAATCGCAGAATCTGATGAAGATGAAAATGGTGATGGTGTTAAAGACGACCCAACTGGTGCAATTTCTGAAGAAGAAAAAACCGAATCTATGGATGATGATGATTTCGATTTAGAAGAAATTATCAGAGAACTAGAACAAGAGTTAGATGGTAAAAACGACCCAATGACAGAAGAAGGTGAAGAAAAAGGCGAAGCAAAATTCGAATCTGAAAAACCTGAGTATGTTGATGAGGAAGAAAAACCAGAAGCTGTTGCAGAAGGTGATGACAAAGCAGAACCAGTATCCGAAGAAGACGAAGAAATCGACTTAGACGAAATCTTACGTGAAATGGGATATGGTGATGACGAAAAAGTTGAAGAAGGTGAAGAAGAGAAGATGGAAGAAGGTGCTGATGAAGAAAAAGCTGAATTACAAGCTGATTTAGAAGAAGCATACAAAGTTATCAAATCTTTGAAATCTACAATCAACGAAGTTAACTTGTTAAATGCAAAATTATTGTATACTAACAAATTATTCCGTTCTTACGATTTAACTAATGAGCAAAAACATAAAGTTGTTGAAACTTTAGATAGAACTCAAAACGTTAGAGAAGTAAAATTAGTTTTCTCTACATTAGCTGAATCAATGAAAATTGGTGGAACTGCTAAGAAGGTAAAACAACAAACTAAAATGAATGAATCATTCGCATCGAAAAAAGTTGCTTCAACTGCTCCAAAAACAATTATAGCAGAAAGCAATTCTATGGCAGAACGTTTCAAGAAATTAGCAAATATTAAATAAACAAAAAACAACCCCAAAGGAGAAAAAATAAAATGGCAAATTTTAATTTATCTAAACTTATGGAAGGCAAGAACCCACAAGCGGTAATGTTGGCTGAAACACGTCAATTGAAAAGCAAATGGGAAGCAACTGGTCTTTTAGAAGGTTTAAAAGAAAGAGAGCAATCTCAAATCGCAGTTCTATTAGAGAACCAAGCGAAACAATTATTGGATGAAGCTACCGCAACTGGTACTTCAGCAGGTTCTGAAGAATGGTCTGGCGTAGCTTTACCATTAGTAAGAAGAATCTTTGGTGAAATTGCAGCGAAAGAATTCGTTTCAGTTCAACCAATGAACTTACCTTCAGGTCTTATATTCTATCTAGATTTCAAATATGGTACTGCACAACCAGGTAATCCAGCATTCTCTGGAAAATCTTTATTCGGTGGTAATGGTACTTCAACATTTGATGCTGATTTCGGTAGAACTAAGGCAGCAAACAATGGTCTTTATGGTGAAGGACGTTTCGGATATACAATCAACGAAGTTCCTGCAACTGTAGCATCTGCAGCAGTAATCAGTACTGGTTCAGTACTTTCTGCAGATGGATGGAAAGAAGTTGGATTCGATGCAGCTTTATCTGCATCAGTAGCAGCAGGTACTTTAAGAAAAGTTGTATTCCCTAAATCACAATTGACTAGACCAGATTTAGATGGCGTACGTTCATTCTATTTCTCATCTTCAGCATTCTCTGCTGCTGATGCGTTCTACCCTCAATTTACTAAAGTTGATGGTGATAATATCGTATTTTACGCAAAATACACAGCTGGTGCTCACGCTCCAATTTCTGTAAAGTATTCATACGCTCCAACTTCAAACACTCGTGGTGATTTCGAAGATGGTAACCCAACTGAACCAGCAACTGATTTAGGTATTCCAGAAGTTGACTTAGAATTACGTTCTGAGGCAATCGTTGCTAAGACTCGTAAGTTGAAAGCAGTATGGACACCGGAATTGGCACAAGATTTGAATGCATATCACTCAATCGATGCTGAAGCTGAATTAACTTCTATGTTATCTGAATATATCTCTTTAGAGATTGACTTAGAAATCTTAGATATGTTAAAATCAAATGCTTTGACAGTTGATTACTGGTCTGCTTCAATCGGTGAAGAGTACAATGCAGCAACAGGTGCATGGTCAGCAGGTAACAATTCATTGGCATACCAAAAAAATACATGGTTCCAAACATTAGGTGTTAAATTGAACAAAGTTTCTAACAAGATTCACCAATTAACATTACGTGGTGGTGCTAACTTTATCGTTGCATCTCCAGATGTTTGTACTATCTTAGAATCAATTCCTGGATTTACAGTTTCTGCAGATAAAGATGCTACATCTTTCGCAGCTGGTGTATCTCAAGTAGGTTCATTGGCATCTCGTTACACAGTTTACAAGAACCCTTATATGACTTCTAACGAAATCTTATTAGGATTCAAAGGAAGTAACTTCCTTGAGACTGGTGCGGTTTATGCTCCATATGTACCATTGATTATGACTCCATTAGTGTACGACCCAACTAACTTCACGCCAAGACGTGGTGTTATGACTCGTTACGCTAAGAAAATGGTACGTCCAGAATTCTATGGTAAAATTTATGTTAAAGATTTGGCTTCAATCTAATCTAAAC